AGAATCCGTTGATGAACTGGATGAAGCACGAAATGACACGTTAACCATAACATTCATATTTCCCAACAACCGAAAAGCCAAGCAATTTGCCTATGACATTTCTAACTCTCTCGTTGCGACTGGGGAAGTAATTGGGAACCGGGTCGAGGTAGAACCATTCGACTTCGAAAGAAAAACTCAAAATGCAATCTCTAAGTATATGAAGAAGCATGGTGGAGAACTCATTGATGAAGACGCACCAGCAAACTCAGCCGGTTCTGGTGGTGTTTCTGGTTTCACCCCAGATACTGTTGGTGTATCCAAGAAGAAACAGAAGAAGCACAAGAAGCAAGTGCGAAAACAACTAGGAGATATCCTAATGTCAAACGAAGAAACGAAGACTTACCGCACTTTCATGGAGGGCTTGGAGAAGAACATCCGCTCTTGGAACGCAGGGAATGATCGTATTATGGTGCGAGAGAAAGATGGACATCCTGTGTTCATCGTGTCCGTAGACGAGTTTGCCAAGTGCAAAAGCAAGCGAAAGAAGTTTGAGAGATGGAGCAAATTCTTCGATTCTAAGTCCACCAGTGGACGCAAGATCAAAGAGTACTCCCACAAGAACCCTAGCAAACCCATCGTCCTACAGTGTTCACAGACTGGTGAGTTGATTTACTTGAGAAGGCGCTTGAACGATTCACGTTTGCGCCACAACAATAAGAAGAGTGGACTTACAAATGATTGAAGTGGTTTTCATAATCATGAATCTTTGTTTTCCTATGGAGGTGATGAATGAAAAAGGCATTGATACTATGCATGTTTCTGCTCGGATGCAGTTCCGGGAAGATTCCATCAGGAATGTCGGGGGTGGACGCCTCTGCTCTGGTGGGGAATGCGGCAAGAGAAGAGATAGAACAAACGATAGAGATCTCGGAAGCGACTGGAGAAATAACGGGGCATCTAGATCTGATCGATGGGGAGGCAAATGGGATTCTCAACGACATAGCAGTAGCAGACCCAGCACCGGATCCGTTGATCAGCGGGATCGAGAACAGAGCAGAGAGGATCATCGAAGTGGTCCACGACTCGGAACTAGAGATGGTTCGGATCGACGAAGCCTTGGAAGATCTACATCAAGCAAACGACAGCCTCACCGGGGCAATTGGAATGATCGAGAGTCTGGAAAACGAGGTAGCAGAATATGCGATCTCGGACAGGGAACTGCGGAAGGACGCAATAGAGAATCTGTACGCATACATCACGATCTTCTTCGTGGTGGGGTTTGCAATGATAGTAGGGGGAGCATTCCTCGCTTTATTCGTGAATGGAAGAGCAGGAGCAACAGTTCTAGGGATAGGAATATTGACTGTGGGGTTCGCAACCGCGAGTCAGTATTACCTAGAGGAGATTGCAACAATCGGTCTGATTGTGTTCATCATCGGGTTCCTTGCAACGGCGGGGATCATAACTTCGATGCTGCTGAACGGCAAGAAGACGGAAAAGGCAATGGAAGAGATCATTGAACTCATCGAAGAGATGAAAGTGTACTTGAGTCCAGAGGAGCGAGAGAAAATCTTCGGTCCCGGCGGAGTCGCCAGCGAGATGACCACGGACCTAACCAAAGAGGTTATTTCCAAGATCAAAATCAAAAAGAAACTGCAGAAAGCACACGTTTTGGTAGATAGGAAAACCAACCAATGAGCATTCAAAAAAGAATCTGGCAGTCAAGAATTCAGAATCTTCCTGCAGATCAGGATGTATCTCCTGCTGAGGCTGAGTCCCCTCCTGCACCACAACCAGCGGAAAGGGAAGAAGTGGCAGCAGAAGAAAACCCGACTGAGACCCAGAACCTACCTGAAGCCTTTAGCGCCAGTAGTAGTGGGTCGATTGGTGTTGATAGTAAAACGCACTCTGCTGGTATGGCTAGTCTTTCTGCTGATCTCACCAATCCCATTACCCCCGGAATGAAACCCGGTGGTAAAACACCCGGTGGTAAAATCACAACACAAAGATGGGATGGAGAAAAAGGCAAATTTACACAAGAAATACAGGTTCCGTGGGGTGTAATGGTTCTTGCGGATGATATTAGTTTATCAGTGGGGGCATTAGCAAATATCAAAGACAACTTAGGTGGATTTGATAAAAATAAAGACGTAGTTAGTGTTATAACAAAAAAGGTGTGTGCAGATTTTTATGATTTAGTAAGTAAGGTTGGTTTGAAGAACGCGGCAAGTATGGCTTCTGGAAAAAACCCAACGGATGATTGGGAAGGTGTGAATAATTTGCTGCCACCTCGCGGATTTTGGAATTCACGGCCCCATGATGGGGAAAGACGCAATTCCGGGGACGGCGGTGGAGGTATACCCGGTGGCGGTACTGAAGAAGATAGAGATTTTACCGAAGAGGATTATGTGCGGGATAAATTTAACAACTGGCTTATAAATAATTACGGGGAGCAGGTGTGGGAGAAACTAGGTAATCAGCAAACCGCACTGAATCTTAGTCGTATCGCCGGAGCCGATCATTGGTGGCAGCAAATTTATGACTTGATATTCGAGATACCGACCGATTGGGGAACAATAATGCTCATGATTCTAGCATGGTGGAATGACAAAATAGGTGGTAGTGTTGGGCCAGGGGGGTTAGAGCCACCGAGCGAAGAACAAAGCAAAATCATGGCAGACAAGGCGGCTAACAGCCAAATCGGAAGTGGGGAAGTCCACTATAAGTAGACGAGTTCGAATTTAAATCAGACTAAACCATTCAGATCACAGAACAGTTTCTTACAGATGAAGTAAGCATCCACGATATCAGTAATCGGGTTGCCTACTTCATTTCGTTTTGGGGTCATCAGGTTGTGAATGTCTAGATCAGTCTCTTTCATCCAAGCGTTGTACATATCCGTCTTGGTGGAGTGTGCGTGACCACAGGCAAACTTCTTGATCGTGGTAGGAGTGTAAACGTCATATGGCGTGTCTGAAACCCATAGTTTGTGCTTCAGTAGTCCTGTGTTCTCTGCAATGTGAAAAACCCTACCCGTAGCCCCATAGGCGTACCCCTCGACCGCCACATGGTCTAATTTGAACAGTGGTCGGATTGCCCACTCTGCGATATGGTTGTATCTTGCTTCTTCGCAGTTGAAGTCTGTAGGGAGTTCTTTCCCACAGATCATACCATCAAGCCACTTTTTCATCAGCATCTTGGTTCGAGTGAGATAGAAAAACTTGCAGTTCGTGATATCCCAATGGTCCCCGATGTGGACACATATGGCTGGTGATGTCATACTATAGTCTACACCCGCTAGTCTCATATCTTATTTATGAACCTTACCGCATTGCGGCAAGGAATAACTGTCCAATAAGAACGCCAGCCAATAGACTTCCTAGACCTACACCAGCACCTAATGGCGTGCTTAGTAAGTAGACCTTATTGTTTACCCATTCCTTCCAGTTGTTGTTGTTCATTTTCTAGAACCTCCTCAATCCAATTTTTATACATCCTGATGCTAGTGGCGCTGCACTCGATGACATTTATGTCACCGTTGCTCAGGTGCATTGTATAAGATGAAATAACTCCAATGAGTTTCCCCTTGTAAAGTACAGCACCACCAGAATCTCCGTGCCAGACGGGACCATATATCGGAAGGAATTTGATGAACCAAGGTTCCTCTACGATAGTACCGTAGTAGAAGAATGTTTCATCTTTAGACCATTTCTTATGTCCTGCACCATACCCCACGGTGGTGATATCACACATTCGTGGATAGTCTCCGCCTCCCCATAGGTTGATGGGGGTTGCTGTCATGGGACACTCAAGGAAGATGATTCCAATATCATTGGCTGAAGACCATCTGTTATAGCCTTTATGCACTACAAATTCCCGAATCATCACTTCTTCGTCCCCATTTTTGACAGAGAATGCATTATCTCCGTCTAGACAGTGTGCAGCAGTGATGACCACATCTGGCTGGATGAGTGTACCACTAGCAATCATGTCGCCATCTTTTGTGGCGATCATAACGACAGCAGGATAGAGATCGATCTCTTCCTCGTCAAGATACTCGAAGTACTTGGGGTCGTTGATTGTTTCGATGAGTTCTCTGGGGGATGCGTTTGGCGGTGGAGGAGTATAAGTTACCGTCCATTGAGCCGGGGCGCAACCAAACAGAAATATGGCGGAGACAACCGTGGTCCCCAGTTTTTTCCAGAGCATACTGTATTTATACGAGAAGTGGCTGCTACTAAATACAATATGCCAAGAAGTTTCAAACAACACATCAATCTCTCGAATCTATATTCTCAGTTCGAGGACGCCACAAAGGATACTCATCGGCTTGAGAAGATTGGCGATAAACATAAAATCCTTGTTCCTATAGAACCAGATACGACTAGATCATCCCAACTCGTAGTGTCTGGACATCAGGGTGATGAACCCGCAGGTGTGCAGGGTCTACTTCAGTGGTGTAAGGAACGAGACGTTCCCAGCCATATTAGGATCATCCCTGTGATATCCGAGGAGTCCTACGTCAACGGCACTCACTTCGATGATGACGGACAGAACCCTAACCTTGGTTTGCCCTCACATGCATCCGATGAACTAGAATCATTGATTGAAGAGAGTGAACGGTTGGCGGAAATCTCTGTTGGTGGATATCTTTCTTGTCAGGAAGATCCTGAACGTGGCATGGGATATCTTCTAGTATGGAAGAATGGCGGAAAGCACAAGATGATAAGCGAGATGCTAGATGAAATCAAGTCACGATTCCCTGTTCATAAGAATGGATTGGTCAATGGTGATGAGATCGAGGACCGGACTACGCTGGGTGCATTTTGTGTTGACCTCGGCGCCAGAATGGCGATCACCGTAGAAACGCCAGTTGAGGGATTCTCCCTCCCGGATCGGGTCGCTTGCCATATGTCCATTCTGGACCTGTTCGTCCGATAACCAAGACGACCCGAACAAAACCCTAAAATAAAAAAGATTTCGCCTCCTAAACCCCTATCAATACTGGACTTAGGCGAAAAAACTCCAAAAAAACCCCTTGGAACCCCTTGCAACTGAGCCAGTTTCTGTTATAATGGAGATGTCGCGGGACGAATCCCGATGGCATTTCCCTGACCTCCTTTGGAGTTTCTGATGAGTCTAAAAACCCGACAACAGAAGTATGTCGATGCCCTCGCGGGTGCCGGTATGACTTCCCCTGTCACGCGGCAAGAACTGGTCGCTGTGTGCGAAAGCACCGGCATCTACGCCTGTCCGCCTTCGTGGATCACGCAAGATAGCGACCGTTTGGTCGAGCGTGGTCTTTACAACATCCCCGAACTGTCCAGTGCGACTCCCGCGACAACTCCTGCCCCTGTGCAGGGTGCCGCTCCTGTTGCAGTGGTTTCTGCTCCTGCGATGGTCCAGACTGCTACGGCAGCGATGACCCTCGGCATGACGGGTGGCGAGCGGACTTCGCTCATTCCCCCAGCATTCGACGGTTACGTCAAGTGGGGACACTTCTCTGACGTTGAGAAGATCGTCCGCTCTAAGCAGTTCTATCCGATCTTCATCACGGGACTCTCCGGCAACGGCAAGACTCTCATGGTGGAGCAGGTGTGCGCCAAGTTGAAGCGAGAATGTTTCCGCGTGAACATCACGCGCCAGACCGACGAAGACGATCTGCTGGGTGGGTTCCGACTCATCAATGGCAATACTGTCTGGCAAGACGGTCCTGTTGTTTCCGCCATGAAGCAGGGTGGCGTTCTTCTGCTCGATGAGGTTGACCTTGCATCGCACAACATCATGTGCTTGCAACCCGTCCTTGAAGGTAAGGGTGTATTCCTCAAGAAGATCGGTCAGTGGATTACGCCCGCTCCCGGTTTCACCGTCTTCGCCACTGCCAATACCAAGGGCAAGGGTTCGGATGATGGTCGATTCATCGGCACCAGCGTTCTGAATGAGGCATTCCTTGATCGCTTCCCGATCACGTTGGAACAGCCTTACGCGACTCCCGCCACCGAGCGGAAGATTCTCGCCAAGCAGGGATGCGATAACACGTTCGCGGATCACCTGACCCGCTGGGCAGACATGATTCGCAAGGCATTCTCTGAGGGTGCCGTGGACGAGATCATCTCAACGCGCCGTCTGGTGAACATCACCAAGGCGTATGCCATCTTCGGCAACAAAGAGAAGTCCATCAACTTCTGCCTGTCGCGGTTCGATGACGATACGCGAGAAGCGTTCTCCAACCTCTACTCCAAGGTCGATGCCGATATGTTGGCAGGGATCGATGAGAGTACATCTGCTGATAACTCCGATGCCACGGAGTCGGCAGATGCCAGCAACAACAAGTGTCCCTTCTGATGGTTGCTTACAACGATATCACGATCAAGGAACATTGCAAGATCTATCAGGACATTATGATGGTCGTAGACGATGCGTACTTGATCGAAGAAACCCATAACCCAGAAGGCGGACTTCCGGGTGTACGAGTGTCTGTGCAGGAAGGTGTCAATGATGGCGCCCCTGTCTGGACTGAATGCGATGCCGAATTGACCGATTGGGTCTGGCGTCTTTACAACGATTTCCAAGCGGCGGATCCCCCGTCCGTTTGGGATGAAATTCCCTTTTGAATAGGAAGAATATGACAATGAATACGAATACCCCAACCCTCAACAGCAATTGGATCTATTCCAACCTCACGACTGCCCGACAGAACTATGTCGATGCGGTACTGAAGTACGCGGACCTGATTCACCTCGACTGTAACAAGACCTCCTTCACTCGGACGGAACTTCGTGCGATCTCGACTGCCCACAAGAGCAAGCGTTGGATCCCAAACTGGATCACCCACGATGTTGCCCGACGAGCAGGACGCGGCGAATTCTACCTCCCAGAAGTTCAGGAGCAGTACCTCGCACAGAACCCCGCTCCGGCGGAAGCCCCCGTCGAGGAAAACGCCTTCGTCACCGCCTGACTCACTCCTCTCTCCCCAAAACCCAAGACTCGGTAGTCTACCGATTCCCGAGTCATTTCAAAATTTCTGATACAGGATACACATCAAACCATGAGAAAAAACGAACTACGCAAATGGCGCGAGAACTACACTCCCTTCACAGGCGAATGCTTGGCGGAAGGTGTTCGTCTCAATGTCCATTTTGAAGAGAAGGAATATGTGAAGGATCTTGGTGCAAAGTGGCATCCCGATCCATCTGGTAAAGGTGGATACTGGTGGATGCCCGTTCGTCAGTTGTCTCGCCAACCCGATTCTCAACATACTCCAAGTGTTGTGAATATCTTTGAAGCGGGCGAGAGCGATACTGGCGGATGTTCCAATGGTATTACCATTCTCCAATGGTTGGACGACAACAAGATGCTATCTGGTGATTGGC